GCTTTATATCACTTCGAGCAAATGCATGAAGAGGAATCGCAAAAATAGTGTCACAAATGCCCATTGCATTCATTATAACTCCTTCGACATCAACAATAGCTATGTTATTACACACAACAGAGTTAATAATATCCAACATTTGTGGATCAGTACTACCCTGTGATATAAGATCATCAGCCAATATAGTTTCCGGGGTATCATCACTCTCAGTGATCATGCGCAAAGTCTTCTTTCGGGTCTTTTCATCTCCCGAAACACTAGCTTCTATTCGCATAGAGGTCATCTTCTTACGCGTACGCTCATCCCCAGAAACAGAAGCCTCAGCTTCACACTCATCTCTGGAACCCATACACATAAGCAGGCCTCCCAACCCTATGACCACTGCAGATAAAGTACCCAATGCTGTCAGCCAAGGGTGTGCACGCATCTTACTGGTTATACTATCCAATAAGACCGAACACCCACGAGAAAAATTCTTCGAATGTTGAATGATCTCGTCCCACTTATCTCGGGCCCTGTCGAAAATGCTCTTGGACTGCTTACTACGCTCCTCATCAAGAAGAGAGAGAAACTCCAATACATCATCCTCGACATCTTCTCCACTAAGGATCCGATCAACTATTCGTGAGACTTCCATATCAACCATTTGATCACTAACATCCAAACTCGGCTTCTTCGAAGAAAACAAACCCTGAGCTTCCAAGCTCTCGGGTAAATCAACTATCGAAGGAGTTGGATAATTAGCTACAAATTGGGAAATATCCTCAACATTCTCGAACTTTTTATCTAGTTCAGTCCACCTTTGGGCACAATAAGAAAATAATTGCTGATAATTGATACCACGAGCCACAACACGATCCGTTACACTATCGAGCACATCAAATATATAAATACCAGGATTAAACCCATTCCCTGCCAACGCCGGATCAATATGACCAACATCATTCAGAAACGGACGTAAAACCCGAACTTGCACTACAACATTTCGGCGCCTTTTTATAGCACCTAAATCACGCACCAGATTTTGAACCGTATGATCTATGTTCATGTTAGATGTAAACATAACTAATTCTGAAGTAAAGCGAGTTGTGCCCTTATTATCTAAGGCAGCCATTTTCAATGGATATGCAACATGATTCACTATGTTTATAATCTCACCTAAACAATTACGTCTATGCTCATCATCAGTCACCTGCATAAAATCATCAAAAAGAACTACCTTCTGATTATGGTAACCATCCCAATGATCCTGCGCCATATTGCGCGTAAATAAATCTCTACTAGGATCATAAGGGGTCTCTCGGTGTGCTAACAAATGAGCTGTAAGTGCCTTCTGCAACATCGATTTACCCACACCTGAGGCACCAAACAAATAAATAGAAAAAGGAGTCTTTCGATAAGAATCAGCAAACTGATTAGGCACAGATGCTCGATACAAATCGTCTACCTGCTTATAAACCGTCTGAAAAGAGACAGTAGCAGCAAAACGCAAACGAGCCTGCACCAAAATCTTATGGAACTCATCTCCTTTTTCCTTTAATTGCTTAACGCGCTCGGCCAAGGCACGATCTCCATTAACGCGAGCTAAACCCTCATTATTGTAAATGCGCCCAACCTCAATCATCCATGCGGGTATATCTGCACTTATCTGTTTCAATTGCAGATCCGAGGTAGTAAGACCAAGAACATGAGACTCTATCAATTCTTTGCAATAGCTGATTAATTCCCCCAAATACTCAAGAATAGTAGAACTACCTCGAATAACTTTGGTCAAATTTACCAACCTATTAACACGAACAGTCTCAAGCCTCAATTCTTGGGGCCCCTTAGCCTCGAACAATGCACATAACAAACGAACAGTACTTTGCACAATATTCTCTTGTGTGGAACCATCTTCCATTCCCTGTGCAACCAATTCTGTATTGCGGACACCTCCCCTAAATACTTCGCTCAGGAGTTTAACATAATTGGATATATTTAATCCAATGTGCCCGAAATCTAAATCGGAAAATGTGGAAACGGCAGATCGCACCTTGGATGACCACGACGAATCCGAGATCATCTCAAAGATAAACATTGCATACCGAACAATGCGGCCACGCCACTTTTGCATAGCTGATCCACCAAAGGACTGGTCAAAAATTTCGCCGATTTTGTCAATCATAGCAGAACAATCAACTTCGTGCTTTATCGTAAATAATGCCTGCGCTTCAAGTGTTCGCACCGCCTCCAACAACAATTCACGTTGTGGAGTCGAAAACTCACTCTTAAAACGCCGCAACGATCCAGCATAAGCATTTTGTTCCTTAGTAGACAAATCATGACGAAACTTTCGATCAATCACCCTAGCAAATTTTAACAACTGATGCATAGGCATACGAGCCGCACAACGCCAGTATCCGAGTTGATCTCCATATGAGACCCGACCACTAACCAGTCCCTTGGCGAATTTGCACACAGCAGGAGGCCGCTCGGAAAAACTTCCCTGAGCATATAATCTCCACCTGCGACCACAAACCCACCGAGCAGGACGTCTAGTACATGGCTTAATTATAAAATCTCGCCTCATACTAGATTTAGCCAATACCTCCAAAAATGAGGGGGGCTTTGCTCCCAACTGAGCAATAGTAATCAGATTCTCACTAGTCTTCTTTAATCCCTTCCTCTCCCACACAGGTTCCCTACCACTATCAAGAGCGCCCATTTGTTCCTCAACAACTACCTTACGGTGTTGATGATTATAAGCTCTCAACTTCTTTGCGCTCATTTTTGGTGGTAAGGGAATCTTACAATAATCCAACAAATCAACGTGAAAACCGCGATTGCCTTTATCACAGATTATTTCACGGTAATCAGTAGTGCTCTTCCGTGGTTCTGTCGTAACGTGCAATAAACCTTTCTTCATCATGTCCGTAACATGATTGTAAGAAATGGTTTTCTTACGCGAAACAACAGGACCAACAGATACAACAGTTGAATCGTATTCTCCACAGACATCCCGATGAATAAGCACAAGCTCACCACCACGAATCTCAGAGAAAGGTGTGACACTAGCACCCGAAGAAACTCCAGATGCCTGATGCCGATCCGCATTATTATTTGGGGTCGACATTGTCATAAAAAAGGGGGCGGTGAAATTATCACCATCAGTCTTACCCAGACAAGGGTCCATGGACGTGCCATGGCCACCAGAAGATATAGTTCTTCCGCAAACTGTTGGAACTCGGCCCAACGACGAAGTAAGATTCTTAGCCGATAACGATGAATGGAACTTACTTACTCCACCACCGGGTATTTCGATATCGAGAATACCAGACGAACCACTTTTACAATCTTTCATGAGAGGTTAGACTTTTGACAGAAGGCTAAAACTGTAAAACAGTAAGAACTCTGCAAAAGCCAACCTCTCATAAAAAGAGAGTAAAAGTGAAATCTAATCAAAACTGTGATAATCAAAATTGGAAAAGCACAAAATTAGATAAAATAAAAACAACCCTAGATCAAACAAGAGATCACATAAACAATTCCCATGCAAATTGGTCAAATTACCAACTAGACGGTCAATAAAACGGCGGAGTAGAATACCAAAGTAATCTAAACGGTCGCTCTAATGGCGGAATAGTTCAATAAAATGGCCAAAGAACATAAGTCTTGAATATATA